GAATCGCGCCCCGGAATACCCTTACGAACAGCAAGGAACGGCATTTCGCCTTGATTCGTCTTGAATGTGAACGTATGTGTTCCAACTCCACCACTAGAAGAAGTTGAAGCTGATCCTAGTGCAGCAAGAAGGATTGTGCCAAAGTCGTCCTCAAAACGAGGAAGAATATCAACACCACCTGATAGTGCAACACCAGACTTATATGCACCAGTTGGAACCATTGTAGAACCAACTTCAAGTGGGAATACCGTTTGCATTTGGATTGGCTCATAATCGATAGAACGTGCCTTATGGCGCTTCCAGCTTAGTGTACTCTTTGAGAACGCTGTAGCATCTTGCCCACCAAGCAGCGTTGCGCCTGAGAGCATAGCAACACTTGCGGCTGATGTGGTTGTTAGTGCGCTTGAGTTTCCAGCAGCCCCGGCTGGTTCTGCTGTAAAGCAAACTGTTGATCCGATAACTTCAATGCTGTTATCCTTAACTGCTGCATTTGTCAGCAGTTTAAGACCAATATTGGCTGCCGTATCCTGACGTGTTGCGCCAATCGCAATATGGGTTACCAGTGTTGCGGTTGCCTTATACGTATAAGTCGTAGCCCCAACTACAAGCTGTTCATCTGCGGCAGGATTCGTGTGCAGTGCAATCTTACCGACTGATCGTACAGCCTTCCCACCTTTTAGCATTCCAGAGAATGCGGTAATTGTATAACGAGCGCTTGATCCTGCACTTTGAGAAAGTGTAACAGAAGCAACACCCGGAATAGTCGTCTTAAGGAACAATGTGTTTGTACCCAGTGTTGCGTCAACAACAGCACTCGCTTTTGTTCCAGCGTAGAATCCAGTAGAACCAACACCTGTAATTGCATTAATAACATTTCTTAATGTATCTTCGAGTGCGGTTCCGATTAGAACATCATTTGCAGCAGCGGGCGTAGTCTTGAATTGATAAACAATAGTCCCAATTGTCAATGTATCGGCATCATTTGGCTGTGCTAAGAATTTAACACTTGCCATACCGGGTTGACCAGCAGGATAATTGTCATCATATTTCGTATACTGTAATGCCCACCAAAAACTGCCACCTTGAGCGTTAATGGTCATAATAAACTCTCCATAAATTCTTCGATCAATCGAAACCGATACAGGCGTGGTGTGCGTATATCAGTTTTTATATGTCAGGACTTCCCACCAGATTTTTGCGTGTGTAATAAACTGGCCTTGTCCTCCAGCCTCATACAACTCACTATTTCTAACATAGATAGCCGTGGCATATTCGCCAAATGTATCTGCCAAGCCGTTCATATTAACCTGCTTGATAGTATGTTCTGCACGTGAGAGAACAACATTTGCGTTAAGACGTGCTTTTTGACGATTAAAACTAGACTTCCAGTACATCTCGATTTTTGTGGTAAATCGTCTAAACCACATTCCACCTCCACCGATTTCATAGCCCGGTGGGTTGCTTGCACTTGCTATATCATAATTTGCAACACCATGTTTCCATCGATCTTCACGATCAACATCGTTGCTATATGAAAGTACAGAGACTTTATATATTGTAGGATCATCCTGTAAAAGCCCTGTTCGCACTAAACCTGCTCTTGTGTCATCTGTCCGCTCAACCTTTTCAATTAAAGCGACCTCAAGATCATCATTCACCTTATCGATCACAAGATTCAAAACTGATGTATCTGTCATTTTGATCGCGTCCTTGCATCAGGATTAAAGAATGTATCTCTATCCTGAGAACCATACATATTCAAAATCATTTGCGCCTGATCCTGAAAGTGTTTTGTTTGCTTATGTAGCGGATTATGCTCCGGTGTACCTGAGTCATTCTTTCTATTCCATTGACGAATAGATGAAGCCTGTACACCATATGGTTCAATTGCACTTGCGGCAACAAGATAACAGAATGGCAAAATCATCCAATCAGGGAACATGAGTTCACTGTTGTCATCTTTTGGCGCATCCCAAATCTTGAAATAATCGAGCGTTACCTTACTTCCCTGAATGGGAACAAAATCCAAATGTAATACCCCTGAAGGCATTTCATAGTATTGATAAAATGTGTTTGTGCTGGATAAAACAGAATTAACACTAAATTCCACTGGTGGAATATGCTTAATTTGTTTACCATCGTTATATGTTACCAATGATGATTTTGTAAAAGCATCTACGTGATTATTTGGGAGAGGGATTACTTTTGTAACCCCATCTCCATTAAACACAAACTGAGCAGCTTCTGCTGTATGATAAGAGAGACGTATCAGAGCAAACTGGGCAGAGATCAGCAGAAGATCGTCACTATATTGAGCCTCAACAGACTCTATATCCTGAGCTGCTGGAGGAGTCTTCAGCAGCCCATTGATAATATAAGATGATAAGACTGACCACTTTACCATGATTATTGTCCAAACGCTCTTGGTCCAACTTCGCGGTAAGAACCTGCAAGGAACAGAACTTCGGTGACTGCTGGATTGTAATTGCAGTAACCTTGATAGCTATCCCATGAAACACGGTAGATACTTTCGAAGTCGTCAACCGGAATTGGCTGGTGAATCATTGGTGCGCGACCAACACCCATAACGATACCATCAGATCCGCCCATAAACACCGCAGTGTGAATGTGACGACCTTTTGTAACGTAAGCGTAAACCCCACCACCAAGATTCGTGCTCATGTTGACAAGAATCGGCACGTCAAATGACAGACGCTTATTCACTGCATCAACATTAACAATACGGCGTGTAGTTGCAAGACCATCACGATAGTCAACACCACCTGTAACACCGAAGGCGTTTGTGCGTGAAACGTGAATCGTAACGCGATCATTTTTCTTAAACAGTGCCATATCTGCTGCACTTGTAGCCGGATCAAGCTGGACATAGTGCGTAGCATTTGCACCAAGCTGACCTGCTGAGTAGGTATTATCAACAAGGTTGCCTGCTGCACCATCTGGAGCACCATCACCTGCGGAAATCGGGGCAGTAACGGTAGCCTGAACTGTGATCGCACCGCAGTTAAGCAGTGTTGCTCTTGGGGATTCAACGAAGCGGATGTTTTGGTACATACCAACTTCGTAGTTAAGCAGACGATCAGGAGTTGCATAAGCATTAGGAACAAGCCAATCTTTAGGATCGGTTTGATTTTGGAGGTCGAACAGAACACCCGGAGAAACAACACAAACGATGTTGCTAACGCCACCATCTTCTGATGCGACAGCATACGGAACATCACGGTTCTTCATACCTAAGTGAATTTCCTTCAGCATACCGGTAGAAATGCGATCATCTGCGGTAATTTCACTGAAGTTTGCCTTGCCATCACCATATAGTGCATATGGAACGCTCAGGAATGCGTTACGAGCAAGTAAGTCCTGAATATCAGTAATCATAATACCAAGCTTGTCATTGATGATCTTGCGAATTGCGCTCAGTGATCCACCGCTGGTCTTCCAGTACGTGATAATATCATCGTAAACATGGTAGCTGACTTTTGAACCATAACGGGCAAAAGTAATTTCCAGCGAACGGCTATCAATGTAGCTTGCATCCATCCATTGATCCTTCAGACCAATTTGGTTGAAGTTTGGATGGGGATCATAGACAGCGGTAATTTGCATGGTCTTAGCGTTAATTGGAGCGCCAAGATTCTGACGATACTGTGCAAACCGTGCATAGGTCGCTTTCTTGCGAAACACGTCCTGATGCAGTGGATAATAAAGTTTACGTTCCTTAGATTGGATGCCATCCCACGGATCTTGACCGTAGCCTGCATCAAATGTTGTGGGATTCGTAATGTCATACGGACTCCCTAATACGTTTTCAGCCATAATAATTCACTCCCTAACCCACTTGCTCTAACTCGTCAAGTAGGGCTTCGTATTTTTGATTGTAATCAGCCATACGAGGACTCTTTCGCAGACGATCAATGTCGTTCATCACTTCCTCTTTTGATCGAGCTTGTGAATTTGGCTGTTTTGCGCCACCACCAACTGCAGGTGGAATCATACGCTTTACACCAGTTCCGACTGTTGCCAACATATCATCTAGGTAAGCTTTGTATCCTTCTGGATCACCAAATTCGTTTGGCAACTTCAGATACCCTTTGTCAGCTAAATCTCTGAGTGGCTTATAATCATTTGCAATGAGTTTCGCTGCTTCACGCTCAGCCCGAAGACGATTGAGTTCACTTTCAAGCGTTGCCTTTTCTGTTGTGAGTGCGCCTACGCGGGTTTCATACTCGC